ATATATGGTTTTGATATTAACAGTTTAGATATTAATTCTTTAGCTTCTTTTTTACCTTTTTCAGTAAACTTATCTTCTCCAGAACCAACTATTCCTATTTTCATTAACAATCCTCACAAGCTATACTATAAAGACTTTTTTCATCCCCAATTAGTTTGCCTTGTTCTAAATTATAAAATTCTTCTGCATCCCAATGCCAACCACTAAAATGCCAAACTACTTTTTTATGACCTGTAGTTAATATTTCCCATATTAATATTCTATCATCTTCTGGATCTGGAGTAGTTCTGTAAGAAGTTCCCAGTGGTCTTTCTGACCAAGCATTATCTTCAGTAACTATTTCCAATGGATATTCTAATTCTAGTTGTTTTAGGGCTTCTTCTAAAGAATTATGAAGTGTTAATCCACTTAAATCTCCAAGTCTTTCAATTATATATTCTGTTTTAGGTCCTTCTAAACCATTTAATCTCCATAAAATATAATTTTTTTCTAATTCTTTTTGTTCATATAATTTAGTGGCTTCTTCTTTAACACCAAAGGGCAGAGGAAATTCTTCTCCTTTTATAATTGGATTCATTAACCAAGCTAAATATGAACTTGGGCAGTCTTTTATTTCTTTCCCTCTATATTTGCCAAATGATAATATCATTTATTTTTCTTTCTGCAATATTCGGCGATTAAAAGCCCATCTGCATCTTCAAATCCTTTAAAATCTACTTTAGGAAACAGGCGTTTTGCAACTTGCAAACTAGCTTCTTTTAATTCGGGTCCTTTTAATCCACTGGGCAGTAGTTCTTTTTGCCACTCCTTTGAATCAATCCACTGATATGAAAAATTAAATTCTTCAATAGCTATTAAAGTTGCTTCTAATGCTCTTATAGCAGAAACTGAAGCTTGAAATCTCATTGGATTAATCATTGGTCTTTCTATATATACAATAACTTCACCAACTAGAGAATTAAATATTTCTTTTAATTTAATTAAATCTATTCTATTTAACCACTTCTTAACTTTAGTATAGTTGAGTTCTTTTTTAATTGGAGTATGCAAATAAAAAACTTTGCCAACACAATTTATGATGCCTAAACTTCCCGACACCCCATTATCAATCCCACAATATACTTTATTCATATTAATTTTCTAAATCTTCTCTCTGAAGTAGCTTCATACTTCGTGATTTATTTCCTATACCGCACCAATCTCCATCACTATTAAAAAATATTATGTCTTTAATACCTGTTTCTTTAGCTATTTTATCTTCAAGTTTACCAATTGACTGATAAAAACATTCTTCTATATATTGAAATCTTTTCCAAGCTTCTTTAATTAAAAGAAGTTGTTTTCTAGTAGGTTTTAGTTTATATTTTTTACTTATTCTTTTTTGCCATTTACCCAAATCCATTTTAGCCATTTATGTCCTTTCGCAATATTGGCAACACCATTTACCATCTTTAAATGTAGCTTTTTGAACTTCTTTTTTACAAAAATCACAAATAATAGGTTTACCATCTCCTATACCAGAAAAAATAGGTTTACCACAATTTTTATGTAAAGTGTCTTTTATTTTAGCAAAAGCTTTTTTTCTTTTCTTTTTATCAGTAGAACCTGGGTTTTGAGATTGTTCTCTAAGTTTTTTTACATCTTTCATTTAGTTTCTTCTTTCTTATATTCAGAAAATCTTATACATTCTTTACATTTTTTATCTCTATTTTTACATTTTTCTTTTAAACAAATACCTACATTAAATTTATATCCTGGAGTAAAGGTAGCGTCGCTCATTTTATAACTATTCCTTCAAAATCACAATCTTGAACTATAATATGTTTATAATATCCATCTAATCTCATCCATGTAGGGAATCCACATTTAGGACATTTTGGAACCCAACTAGCACCACAATGATTACACCAAGTAGCTCGTTTACCCTTAACCATAGCAAGTTCTACTTCACAGAAAGGGCAAAATCTCATTTTTTATTTATCTTCTCCTTTTTCTTTATTTTTTCTTCTTTTAAGAATCTTTGGTATCTCTGAATAATTTCTTCAATCGTTTGAGGGGTAAAATTAGTTACATCAGAAGAAACATTAATAGCTACAGTAGATTTTTTTCCTTGATAACATCTTTTAATTTCCCAAGCATTATGAACATGGGCGTGTATATTAATTGGAACATTATAACTTAAATGTTCAGGACTATGTACTAAATTAATTACAAAACCACCTAATTTAATTTTAATACTTCTAATACAAGTTTTATAACTTTTATCTGAATCGTGGTTTCCCCCTAGCAAGATTTTATTCCCATTTAATATTTCCCTATAATATGAAGCTGGTTTTAATCCTCCATCTCCTTTATGTAGTCTTGTAAAAGAAGTGTTAAGCATAAAATCGCCAAGTATAAATACATTATCTTCTGGTTTAACTCTAGAATTCCAGTTTGTAATCATAGTTTCATCCATTTCATCAACATCACTAAATGGGCGATTACAATATTTGATAATATTTGAATGTTGGAAGTGTGTACATCCTATAAAATAGTTTTTCATTTATATTTCCACAGAAGAGTTTTGAGTTCTTCTTTATCTTTAACTCTTACAAAAGGTTTAACCTCTTGATTATAAGAGGTATCTATAAGAATAATTCTTGAATAATCTGGAAATAAAGGATAATCTTCAACTAAAAACATATCCTTATTTTCTTTTAATTTTCTATATTTCTCTTCTGGATTAAGATATTTAATTATATACTTATCTTTTAAGAAAATATTTAACCATTTTTTAGTATACTTAATCCAATCTTCTGGTTGATATGACCAAATTTCTATTTTAGATTTACCAATATATTCTTTAATAACATCTAAATATTGGGTTGGTTCGGCTTTGTATAATACTGAATAGTCTTCTTTTATATAATCATATATAGTTTTACCATTATGGGTAAATATCCAAGTAGAGGTTTGAGGAACATTAAATCTTTCTCTAAATATAGAAAGAAGATCACGAAGTACTCCGTCTAAATCAAAGATTATTTTCTTTTTCATATAATTTTATTTATTATTAAACTATTTTGTTGGGGCTTCTAAATCACAACCATTAGTTTTTGTTTCTTTTATATTAATAACTTTTGTTTTAAGTATTAAAAGTCTATCAACATCAAACCATATTGCGTCTGGTTTTTTATCTGAAATTTTTCCTTTTGGTTGAACTAAATACTGTTCACATCCTGTGATGTAATTACATTTGCCAGTAACAATCCCTCTAAATCCACTTATTTTATCTTTTACTTCACTACCAAATTCAATCATTTATGCTTTCCTTTCATTTAAAGTGTCTATAACTTATTTTAAATTTTGTTGAGAAAGTTCATCAACAGTTTTTAATTCTTTTGTTTTCCAATCATATCTACAAGGTATTTTATTATACTTAATTCTTTCTTTTGCTTCTCTTACTTTGGTAATTTGAAAATAACTACTTTCTCCTTGTTCATCTTCATAGAAGAATTTAGATACTAAAGCTGGAAATAAATCAATCATATTTTTAGCAAAAAAGTTACCGTCTTGCATTAATTGGGCAAATACTATTAAAATACCTCCTTTTTTAAAGAGTTGCTCGGCAAAATATTTATATATTTTATCTGTTATTGCATAATCATCTGGTAATAACCAATCTATAAATGTAATTGCATTTTCTTCAAGTTCAATATCTGTAGGTGAGAAATGAACACACCATTTAAAATCTCCTTCTTTCAATCCTAATGTTCTAGCATTACTAATAAATCTAGCTCCACTTTCAAGACTGATATAATGAGGATTTTTTCCTTGAGAAACCAATCTTTTAACCATATTCATTGCAAGTGTGGTATTATGATTCACAATAAAACTATCTATTAAATATAGGTGATCACCATCTAAAAGAAATCCAAAGTAGTTATCTTCTTTTAATTTTTCTATTTTAAACCCAGTAACTAGTGGATCTTTGTTAATTTTTCTATTATTAACTTTCTTTCTTAAAACTTTAACTGGTATTTTAGAACAATCACCTACAATAGAAATTCTATATGCTTCAGTTGCATAATTTATTGATTTAATCTTAGAAATTCTTTTAGTAATAAAACTTAAAAATCCTAAAGATCGTGCTAAAAACATAATATCTTCAGCTAATTTTTTATTAATCAACGTAATTTCATAGTTAGTTTTATTTGATGTAGTATAACCATCACTATCTATTAGTCCTGCCAATAACTCCAATCTATTTTTTCTTGAATTTATTTTAAAATTCTGTGGAATATGTTTATTATTAATAACATTTATATTTTTTAATATATGTTTTATACAAAAATCTTTTTTAGTATTACCTCCATTAAATCCTTTGGTTATAGCATAAGAAGCACATCTATTTTTAGATTGTGTTTTTATACATTTTAAATTTAATCTATTTGCATAATCTTGTAAATAAGTAATAACTTCATTATCAGTATTAGTTATTGATGTACTTGCACTAGAACCATCGCCAAGCCATAGCCCTAAAAAGTAGGGCTCAATAGGTAATAAGGTTTCTTTAAATTCAATAGGAACTCTATATAACTTATATAAATGTTTAAATCTATCACTTTTTGTTAAATAATCTTTTATTGAAATATTTGTAACATTACCTTTAGAATATCTTTTTGAAGTAACTTTACCATTAGACATAGACCAATTTACATCTCCAGTTTTTTTTAAAGATAGAATGTGATTTTCATTAACAATAAAAGATTCCCCTTTAGTTGGAATAATCTTATACATTTGTTCTTTACCAGAAACAACATTCAGAACTTTACGAGGAGTACTATCAATACCCATAACATTATCATTAATCCTAATATTTTCAACTTTTTTAATACTTCCATCATACATTAAAATTCCAGTACCTTTTCCATGGCACTTGCCTACACCAGTCTTTGCCCCAATAATTATCATATCTCCTTGCCTTAAATATGCACAATGATCTAAGTAAGGAAAAATAAAATCTATTTTTTGACCTTCATCATTAAAAGTAGTTTTCCATTCAGCTTTTTTAATTAGATGATAACTTCTACTTTTTTTAAAAAGAAAACCTTCTTTAACTAAATATTTAATTGCTTTTTCAAGTCTTTGTTTACCTTCAGAACCCCTCATATCTAAAGCTTCTTTTATATCTCTACTATTAGCATCTTCCACTATTTTTAGATACTGTAATATTTTAGAGGCTAATTCTCTTTCATCAAAAGTATCATATTTTTGAAGACTAGTTACTACATTATCTAATTCTTTAATAGTTAGAGGTGGTTTACAGCATGTTCTATTAAGAACATTTAATGTAAAATCAGTTTGAGTAATATTAAGATTTTTTCTTAAAATTCCTCCTAATTTAAGTAAAGTAGTGTTTCTTGATCCCTCAGATATTAATTCAAGATTAAAATTTTCATTTATAATTTCTTCTTTTATTTCTTCACTTAAAGTTTTTAAAGGAACTACTGGCAGTTTACTTAGAAGAAAATTCTTAAATTCTTCTGGCATTTCTATAATATCATCTATTTCTAATTCTCTTTTAACTCCATTAACTACAGAAGGATATAATACTACTTGCCCACCATCATTTTCTATATCTATTTTATATTCATCTATACGAGTTTTTGGTAGTTCTGAGACATATTTAAATATTAAGTGCGTTCCTTTTGATGTGATTTGACGCATAGTTTTAATTTTATCTAAAACTATTTTTAAATCTTCTGGTATTTCTTTAGTATCTATATCTATTACTGTAACTCCACTAACTTTCCCACATTTTAATCCAAAATTAATTCCATCTTTAAGCCAAAATTCCCATTCACTTTTATGTTTATGTTCTTTACTAGTCCAACCAAGTTCTATAGGAACTTTAGAATCTTTGGCTACTGGCACAAGATCAAATCCTAATTGTTCATATAAATCTAATATCTTATAATTATTATCCATTATATTCCTTAAATGTTTAAGTAGTAGGGGAGACTTTGTAGCATACTAACTAGGTATGTTTTTGTTCTCCCTAAAGACAGGAATAGTTACTACTATAACTTGCACCGTCCAAAATTTTGGCAAGCTTTTGCCCCACCCTTTCGCCTCAGCTTACTGGACTTCAGCTACTTCCAATGTAACTAGTATTAAGAAGATTAATGCTTACTCCCAGACCCTATAATTTAGACGCAAATAGTTTCTGGCTTAGTAGCGAACTAAGTTAGTGGTATCACTATCTGCTTTTTAGCAATACTTTTACTTGCATCAGTTGCAACTGTTACCACACGCTTTCAAAGTAAGCAATATTAGTAGCGAGTTGACCAAGTTGTTGGGTTAGTCATCAGATAGAATTACTTCTTCTACGATCTTCACTGCATAGCAGCATAATCGTCCTGCGTATTGCCTACTTGGTTAGGCGTCCGGCTTCCAGTCCGGCAAAGTGAATGACGAGTTCACACTCTTTAGCACCAACACGCCAATAAATATTAAGAATTAAATTTTTTAACTATTTGATCATAAACTATTCCAATAGCAGTTGCTAATTCATCGGGAGTTGTTAATCTACCTTGAAATACAAGAGCTACTGCTTTAGCTGAAGCTTTTAAAGCACATTGTTTTTCAATACTATCTTGTTTATGTTGATTATCAGGAGAAGATTGCTCTTTCTCTTTTGCTTCCATACTACAATTATAACATGTTTTATATTTGCCATCTTTTAATGCTTTACCACATTTAATACACTTAAATTCTGCCACTGTTCCTCCCTGTTTTTTAATATAAATAATAGTATCTTCGCCTCTTATTTCTTCAGATTTAAATTCTATAATATCCCCTTCTGTAAGACCTATAGAAGATACATATTTCATAACTTCTTCAGTCATAAAATACCAAATATATCCTTTAGTTTCTTTTAAATCTTCAATTTTAAGAAGATTTCCTTTTGATGAAACTGACAAAACTTTAGACATTTTTCTCCTTTTTAGTGTAGTCAGGTAAGTTATTTAAGTCTTTTGAAATTAATTTTCTTTCAATCATTTCTTCCATATGAATTATACAGAAGATATTCCAAACCGCAGCAGATAGATGATCTTCATCTCTCATTCCTTCTACGTAGTTATTTAAATGCCTC